AGAGTTTTCTGAGGAACCTGCCTATGTTGAGCAAGGTGTTGGATCGTTTATCGCAGATCAATTTTTTTCTGATCCCCCAGAAGGCACGGAAGGCATCCCTTTACCTCTTAATGCCTCTACTCAAGACGACATACGAAGTTCTGGTCGCACAAATTCAGAAAATCGAGATGTATATTATCCGGAAGGGCAAACTTTTTTTGAAACGCTTGCGGACGATTATAACTACCCTACTGAAGAATTGTCTGATGGTGTCTACGGTATTGATCCTGTGGATGGTGCAACGCGCCATCAACGTCCGCGTCGCGATATGCCGACTCCTCAAGAACTGGAAGATGTAAGAGCGCACATGCTGGGTTCGGCCATCACGGCCCGCGGCTATGGGCCCGAGACCTCTAGGAAAGTCGGCAATGTTAATGAAATGTTCTTTGGTAATCGCGCTCATGCGACCATGGACAAGCGGAACAATGCGGTAGGAATCAATCTTTTTAAGAAAGCTGGCATAGATGCAAGTACGCCGCAACTTACAGAAATGGTAGACAAACGCATCTTTGAACAGTTAAATGTAATTCTAGGTAGGAAACCGGAGGAACAGGGTCCCCCGACTGACAAGCCGCGATGGAGTGAGAATTTCAGGAGTCCCGCAGATGGGCCTGATTTATACTTCCCTCGTGACAACTCAGGTTATTTCTTACCGGATCATTAGGAGCGTTTATGGCTAACGGAAAAACAAATGCGGGTTTGATGGACAGAAACATTCCATCTCAAATGAACATGGATGACATGTCTGCTGAGATTGAACTGGAACTTCCCGACTCACAAAACGACGTTATGGCTATGATTAGTGCCGAAGATGTCGGTGGAATTGAAATCACACCTGAAGATGACGGTGGGGTTATCATTGATTTTGACCCGAGCGATCAACGGGGCGAGAACCAAGAATTTGATGCAAACCTCGCGGAAGAGATTCCGGACCGTGAGCTGGGGCGCATATCCTCTGAGCTGCTGGGCGAGTTTGATGCTAACAAAGCCAGTCGTCAAGATTGGGAAGAAGCGTATTCCAATGGCCTTGAGCTGTTGGGCTTTAACTACGAAGAGCGCACACAGCCTTTCCGTGGAGCCTCCGGTGTAACGCATCCTTTATTAGCAGAAGCTGCTACACAGTTCCAAGCACAAGCCTTTAACGAATTACTACCTCCTTCTGGCCCTGTCCGCACGGTAGTGATGGGTAAGAGCACCACTAAGAAAGCACAGCAATCGCAGCGCGTTCAGTCGTTCATGAACTACTACATTACGAATGTTATGGAAGAATACACTCCAGACATGGATCAAATGTTGTTCTTTTTGCCGTTAGCGGGCTCTACTTTTAAGAAAACATATTACGATGAGACGCTTGATAGAGCTGTCTCTAAGTTCGTTCCTGCGGAGAACCTAGTTGTTCCGTATGAGACTGCGGACCTTGCTTCATGTCCTAACATTACACAAGTCGTTCGCATGTCGTTAAACGATTTGCGTAAGCGACAGGTGGCGGGACTGTACTTAGATGTTGAAGTAATCCCCTCACAGAAAGAAATGACGTCACTTTCGGGTGAAATGGACCGTCTTGATGGTATGGACGCCAATCAGATCGATTATGACTGCACTATTTTAGAGTGTCATGTTGATTTGGACCTAGAAGGCTACGAAGATATTGACGAAGAAGGCGAGTTTACAGGCATTAAAATCCCGTATATCGTTACTATTTCCGAGGACAACGGGCAGGTTCTGTCTATCCGTCGTAACTACCTCGAAGAGGATAGCCTCCGTAAGAAGATCAGTTATTTCACACACTACAAGTTTTTACCCGGCTTCGGCTTTTACGGTCTAGGCTTGATACATACTATTGGTGGTTTGTCCCGGACAGCGACTTCTGCGCTTCGACAGTTGATTGATGCAGGTACGCTCTCTAACCTTCCGGCTGGCTTCAAGGCCCGCGGACTACGGATCAGGGATGACGATGAACCTTTACAACCCGGTGAGTTCCGAGATGTGGACGCGCCCGGTGGTGCTATTCGCGACAGCTTAATGCCTTTACCCTTTAAGGGTCCCGACCAAACATTGTTCCAACTACTTGGTTTTGTGGTAGATGCTGCACAACGCTTTGCTACGATCACTGATCTTAAAGTAGGTGATGGTAATCAAGGTGCTGCGGTTGGTACGACCATGGCTATGATGGAGCAGGGCGCACGTGTAATGAGCGCGGTCCATAAACGTTTACATTATGCTATGCGTCAGGAATTTAAGATTCTTGCACGAGTGATGTCTGAAAGTTTGCCCCAAGAGTATCCGTATTCTGTTCCGGGCGGCGATGAAACGATCATGCGTGAGGATTTTGATGACCGTGTTGACGTTGTTCCGGTTAGTAATCCTAATGTATTTAGTCAAGCACAGCGTATTATGCTTGCTCAAACTAAGATGCAGCTCGCGACTCAAGCGCCAGAAATACATAATATTCACGAAGTTTACCGTGATATGTACGAAGCGTTGGGCGTTACCGACATAGATCGCATAATGAAGTCTGTGCCTGCGGAAGAGCCAACACCTATTGATCCCGCACAAGAAAACATTAACTCTTTGGACATGCTTCCGCTTAAAGCCTTTGAAGGTCAAGATCACGAGGCGCATATTAAAGCGCACTTGGTTTTTGGAACAAGTCCTATTGTTGGTGGTATGCCTCCGGTAGCGATGACGCTTCAGAAGCATGTTATGGAACATGTGCAGATTGCAGCGAAGGAACAAGCAGCCGTTGCTTACTTGCAGCAGGTTCAGCAATCCGGTGGTCAACCAGCAGACGAAGAGCAGATGCTTGAAGTCGAGCGTATGACTGCGCAGTTTATTGCAGAAGGCCTCCAAGGCGTGAAAGACCTGTCTGGTGAGATGTCTGGTGCAGGTGCACCTGATCCTCTGGTAGAATTGAAGCAACAAGAAATTCAGGTTAAGGCTGAAGGCGATGCTGCCGACAACGAGATTGACCAAGCCAAGCTTCAGTTAGACGCGCAGAACCAAGAGATGCGGTCTGAGCAATTTGGTGAACGGATTGCGGCTCAAGAACGTCAAACATCGGCTCGAATACAAGCCGCAATGGATAGAGAAATATTGAAACAACAAAATAATCGAGGAGATTCATAATGAAAAATCGAAAAATAAAAGTAAACGGGTCTGCCCCGAGCAACCCACCTAAAGCTGTTGGTTATGCAGACATTAAAGGTCAAGGCCGTGTTCCTTACGGTAAGACCGCGCCCGCCCCTGTGGCAGGTGGCCTTACAGATTTTGCTAACACCCCACGTAAGATGAAGACTCGTGGAACAGGTGCGGCGATCAAAGGCTTGGACTTCATGGGTTACTAAGATGCCGGTGCATAAGGGCAAAGAAAACAAGTCGGTCGTCAGAAATGTGGGGACCGATACAATTAAAACTAAGCGTAAGGTGATAAAGAACCCTAACGGTGGTGCTATTAAGAAGTTTAGTCCTATAGCTAGGCCGCAGCGTTTTGAAGGAGTATTCTAATGGCAGGCTTTGGTGGATTTAACTTTAAACTTCCGGAGGATTTCCAACTCCCCCCCAATTTCCAAGTTCCGGGGGGGATGGTTAATCCTGCTCCTGTTCCTTTACCGCCAATGCCTGCTCCGGTTGCACCGATGCCGATGCCAATGCCGGGAATAGGTGGTGAGGGTGGTATAGGGGGCTTCTTACCTAAGAATTTTGATCCAGCTTCTTTGTACTCTGACCCTAACATGGGCGGCGGTCCTGTTCCAATGCCGATGCCAAAGCAACCGATGCCTCAACCGATGCCGCAGAACCCTCAAGTTCCGATGCCGCAACCGATGCCGATGCCAGCACCACAACCAATGCCGCCCGCTCAAGCTCCGCAAATTCTTCCGGGAATAGGTGGTGAGGGCGGAGGTTTCAAACCTACCCCGGCTCCAATGCCCGCTCCTTACGATGATTCGGGTAATGGTGTACCTGTTCCGCCTCGGGTTGCCCCGATGCCGCAACCAATGCCTGCTCCGGAACCTACGCCTCCTCAAACATTTGATCCCGGCTTTGGCGTTGAACCCGGCGGTATTGAAACCCTAGCGTCTACCACACCAATGGTTAAAGATTTTGTAGCGCCTACGGGTGGAATACCTATGCCCGGTGGTGGCACTTTTGATCCCGGAATAGGTGGCGAAGGTGGCGGTAATAATTTTGATAACCCTTTGTTTAGCGATCCCGGATTAGGCGGAGGTCCTCGTGGAGAACCTTTACCTAACACAAGGGGTGGCGAACCTTTAAGGGGTGGCGAACTACCCACCATGTCCCCTATGATGGGAGGCATTGACATAGATTTATCGGGTATTGATTTATCGGGTATTGATTTATCGGGTACTGCTCCTGCTCCTGCTCCTGCTCCTGCTCCTGCTCCTGCTCCTGCTCCTGCTCCTGCTCCTGCTCCTGCTCCTGCCCCCGTCTTTGATATCGGTATTGGCGGCGAAGGTGGTTCTGGTGGCGGTCCCGGAATGGGTAACGGTCCCGGATTTACTTTCACCGATCCAAACCCTGCGGAGTCCGGCGGAACGACACCTGACACAAGCAATGGTCTGTCGCCTGCACAACAAGCAGCACTAGACGCATTTAACGAGCAATACCCCAACGGATTTGATCCCGGTATTGGCGGCGAAGGTGGTGCTGGTAGTGGACCCGGAGTACCCGGTGGTGGTCCCGGAATGGGTAACGGTCCCGGATTTACCACGGGCGGCACTGATGCGTCTGGTAATGGAAATGGACCCGGTGGACCCGGTGGTGGTAGTGGACCCGGTACACCAGAACCCAGTAGTGGAAACAATGACGAAGATGGTTCAGGCAACCCGTATCCATTTATTCCGCCCGGAACAGATACTAGCGGTATGACGCCAGAGACTTTGGAAATGTTAAATAATTTCCATAGGATGTACCCCAACGGGATCGACATTGGTAACGTTATGGGTGGCGGTGGCTTTAGTGGTATCGGTAACCCTCACATTCCCGGCGGTGGTAATCCCGGGACTGGAACCACCGGAACTACTTCTACTCCCGTAGTACCGGTAGACCCTGTTGCTAACCTCGGTGGTGGCGATCCCGCTACTCAGCGAGTAGCGCAGGATGTTAATGTAAGTGCCGCGTCTAATTATGGTTTGACGGGCGCTGTTCCAACGCAACCGGTTGATTCAGGGAACCCTTTTGCAAGACCTGAAAGCCAGCAAGGGATAGGTTCTTTAGGAGGCGGCTAACTTTTGAGATAGTTAAGTACATAACTTTGTGGTAAATTAACCCGTATGGGTCTTTTTTAACATGGGGCAAGTATGTGTTAGCAGAACTAGCTGCCTTCAACGCGGGCTTTAGCGTTGTGAAACAGGTCATTGCCAACGGCGGTGATCTTGCAAACGCCTTTGGTTCCATCCAAAAAATGGTGGGGGCTAAAGAAGCGTTACGTGCTAAACAAAAGAAGAATGAGAACAGTGTGTTTTCTTTCTTGGGCACTAAGAAGTCTAACGACTTTGAAGAGTTTATGGCGTTAGATAAGATACGAGAGACCGAAAAAGCACTGCACGAATACATGAAGATATATGGAAGAATCGGGTTGTACGATGACTGGATTCGCTTCCAAGCCGAGGCTCGCAAGAGACGGATAGCGGAGAGAAAAGAGATTGAAGCTATCGTGGCTCAAAGATGGGAGGTTTTTTATTGGTGTTTAGGCTTCATGCTGTTAGCCCTTGGCTGTTGGGGGATCGTCGAGTATCTTATTTTTATAAGGGACTCACGCTAAGATAAAAAAGGAGGCGAAATGTTACAATCACTAATCGGTCCCGTGACAGGGCTCTTAGATAAATTTATCCAAGACAAAGATACCAAGGCCCAACTAGCGCATGACATTGGGACCATGGCCGAAAAACATGGTCAAGAAATTGCCCTAGCGCAAATTGCCTTAAACACTGCTGATGCCAAAGGAAACTTCTTTCAATCTTCTTGGAGGCCGTTATGTGGGCATGTTTGCGTTCTTGGTTTAGCCGTCAATTTTTTAATATCACCCATAGCAGCGGGATTTGGAGTAGATGTCCCACAAGCAGACATGTCGGTAATGATGCCCGTTCTCATGGGAATGCTCGGTCTAGGTGGACTTAGATCATTCGAGAAAACTAAAGGTGTTGCTAAGTGAATAAGTTAAAACTCTGGGCACAAAAATTTAGCGAAGCGTGGACCGCTTGCCTGTTGTGTATGGTTCAGGGTGACTTGACAGTGCTGACATTGAATCACGCATTTACCGCGTCTAAAACAGGAAGTATTGCGGGGATTGCTTTTGTAATTACCACTACGTTTGCTTCTATAAATAATAAGTGGGCTAACTTATGGCTTACAGGTTTGTTAACCATGTTGGCAGATATTGTTGCGCATCCCACACATTTTGGCCCTCAATGGGCAGAAGCGGCTTGCACGGGGTTAGGTGCGGCAATGCTTTGTTACTTATTGGAAAGGAAACAGAATGGCGTTTCGATTATCTAACCGCAGTCTTGGAAAGCTTGATGGGGTACACCCCAAGCTTGTCGAAGTTGTAAAACTTGCAATTACTTATACGTCTGTAGACTTTGGTGTAACTTACGGGGTTCGTTCTTTTGAAGAACAAGAACGTCTGTATAAATCTGGTCGATCACAAACGATGAACTCAAAGCACCTTCTTCAGGACGATGGCTTTTGTCACGCTGTGGATGTGGTTGCTTACGATGGTTCAGATGTTGTTTGGGAAATTAACGTTTATGATGATATTTGTGATGCTTTTAAGAAAGCCGCTATTGAAGTAGGTTTGCCTATAAAATGGGGCGCAGCATGGTCAGAGGGAGATATTTGTACTTATGAAGGAACTGCGGAAGATGCAATGAACGCTTACATAGACTTGCGTAGAAGCCAGTCGCGTAGGCCTTTTATTGATGGGCCGCATTTTGAGGTAATCGCATAATTATTTATTTTGTCCTAGCACCTCCCATATAAGGTGTGATACGATTATATCAGACAATGTTTGATTATATGCGAGGGGTAGATGGACGAACTTTATGTAGCCGAAGCTGTTTTTAGAATCTTGAGAGATAGACGGCAAGGCGTGACAGATTTGATGATATACGGTAACGTGAAGTCAATGGAACAATATCGTGAGCTTATGGGCAACTTAGAATGTCTTACTCACGTGGAACAGGAACTCAAGAGCCTGCTAGATAAACAGGAGCAATCATTATGATTAGCCAAGACAAAGAAGATACAACTCCAAAAGTAGTTTTTGAAAAGACTGCCAAGGAGATTGCTAACGACAAAAGAGCAGAAGCCAAGGCTCAAGAAGACGAAGCCAAGGCGAAGAAAGAAGCACAAAGCCTTGCTGATGCTTACGTGGAAAAACCACGCTTGAATCCCGAAGCCATCGGGAAAACTCTCTTAGACCGGATGCCTAACCCTACGGGTTGGCGGATTTTGATCCTACCTTATCAAGGTAAGGGTAAAACCGCAGGCGGTATTTTTCTACCTAGCGAAACAGTAGAAAAAAGCCAAATCTCCACTCAAGTTGGTTACGTTCTTAAAGTGGGCCCACTCGCCTACCAAGACACAGCCAAATTCCCTACTGGACCATGGTGCGAAGAAAAGCAGTGGGTGATGTTTGCCCGTTATGCTGGTTCACGCTTCCAGATAGACGGCGGAGAAGTCAGAATCCTGAATGATGATGAAATTCTATCAACCATTCTGGACCCGGAAGATATACATCAATTAAACTAAGGAGATAAAAATGGCCGAGAATAACGAAGTCGAATTAGACGTCGGTGATGCGGAAGCTGTAGACATAGAGGTGACGGAGGATATTCGTGAAGATGACGATAGTTCCGAAGGCTCTGAAGACCAGTTTTCCAAAGCTGAAACGTCAACCCAGAAGCGCATTAGTCGTCTGACTAAAAAGATGCGTGAAGCAGAACGTCGTGAGCAAGAAGCAATTAAGTATGCTCAAGCTGTTCAGGGTGAATCCAATAACCTCAAACAACGTATGACCAGTTTAGATACTAACTACGTTGCAGAGTATACCAACCGAGTTAACACTCAAATATCCCAAGCGGAAGCTAATCTAACTCGCGCAATTGAGTTAGGTGACAGTCAAGCAACGGTTGAAGCTCAACGAACACTTACCAGTTTAGCTATTCAACAAGACCGTGCTAATCAGGCAAAGATGCAGTCGCAGCGACAGCAACAACAAGCCGCCGCAGCTCAACAGCACCAAGCCCGTCAGCCTATGCCCGCACAGCAGCCTAAAAGACCCGACCCTAAAGCAGAGTCGTGGGCTATGCGAAACAGTTGGTTTGGCTCAGACGAAGCAATGACGTATGCTGCGTTTGGTATACACAAAAAGCTAGTCGAAGACGAAGGGTTTGACCCCAACGGAGAAGACTACTATACTGAACTTGATCGCCGTATTTCTGACAAGTTTGGAAACGGCTCAAACGGCACCAATAGACGACCCGCTCAGACAGTCATTGGCGCTTCAAGAACACCATCTGGGCGCAGTAGTGGGAGAAAGGTCCGACTCACCCCGAGCCAAGTCGCAATTGCGAAAAAATTGGGTGTGCCGCTTGAAGAATATGCGAAATACGTGAAGGAGTAAAAGAAAATGACTGAACAAAATGACCAAGAAAAAGGTAGTTCGGCTATGAACCGTACTTCTCGCGCTAACCAAACTCGGGAGAAACAGGCTGTTCGTAAGCCATGGGCTCCCCCGTCTATGCTAGATGCACCACCTGCCCCTGATGGCTTTAAACATCGTTGGATTCGCGCCGAAACGCGTGGCTTTGATGATACAAAGAACATCAGTGCCAAATTAAGGGAAGGTTATGAACTGGTCCGTAAGGACGAGTATCCTGACTTTGAAAGCCCTACTGTTGAAACAGGTAAATATCAAGGTGTGTTTGGAGTTGGCGGATTGCTACTCGCTCGGATTCCGGACGAAACTGTAACTGAAAGGACTAACTACTTCGCAGGTCGAAGTAAAGACCAGATGGATGCAGTGGATCACGACATGATGAGAGAGAATGCACATTCATCGATGACGATCAATAAACCCGACCGTCAATCTCGTGTAACTTTCGGTGGCCCCAACAAATGAAATGGGCTACCCCTTTAGGAGAGAACTAAAATGGCTAATACAAATACTGCCTATGGTCTCCGTCCTATCGGGCTTGTTGGAAGCGGTGTAAATTCTACTGGTGTAACTCAGTATGAAATCGCCTCTAACAATACCAATGTGATCTACCAATATGGTCTTTGCGTTCCGCTTGCTGCGGGCGTTATTGACTTTGCTGGTGCCACAAGTGGGGGAACTACCCCCGCACTTGGTGTCCTGATGGGTGTGGAGTATGTAGATTCGGTTTCTAAGAAACCAATCTGGATCAGCTACTGGCCCGGTTCAGGTGCTGTAAGCGTGGATACGAACTATCCTGTTAAAGCTTTCGTCGCCGACAACCCTAACCAGTTGTTTAAAGTAGCGTCTGACGCAACCACTACTGATCGTGCTACCGCACAAGCAGCCGTGTTCGCAAACGCTTCATTGGGAACTTCAGCACGTACTGGTACTGCTGTAGGTAACTCAAACTCAGCTTTGAACGTTGCTTCCTTTAATACTACGGCTACTTTGCCGCTTCGTATTGTTGGAATTCAAGACGACGCAGGGAACACGGACTTCAGTGAAGCCGGTATTCCTTTTATCGTCAGAATCAACGCTCATTATAATTCAAACACAAGCCGTTTTGACTCGCAGACTACCGCGACGACGACTGGCGTATAAGGAGGGCTAAGACATGGCTATTTCTCGCGCACAATTAGCGAAAGAGCTTGAACCCGGCCTAAACGCCTTGTTTGGACTCGAATATAACCGTTACGAAAATGAGCACACTGAAATCTTTGACGAAGAGTCTTCGGACAGAGCGTTTGAGGAAGAAGTAATGCTCGGTGGTTTCTCCACAGCACCCGTTAAAAATGAAGGCCAGTCCATCAGTTTTGACGACGCTCAAGAGACTTATACCGCTCGTTACACTCACGAAACCATTGCGCTTGCGTTCTCAATTACTGAGGAAGCAGTGGAAGACAATCTGTATGATCGTCTTGCATCGCGCTACACCAAAGCTCTGGCTCGCTCTATGGCCCAGACTAAGCAAATCAAAGCGGCAGCAATCCTGAACAATGCGTTCACGGCTGGTGTCAATGCGGTTGGCGATGGTGCAGCACTTTGTTCAGCAGCGCATCCGTCTTTATCTGGTAACCAAACCAACGTCTTGGCAGTTGCTGCCGACCTTAACGAAACTTCGTTAGAGCAGATGTTGATTGATATTGCTGGTATGACAGATGAGCGTGGTTTGAAGATTGCTGTTCGCGGCATGAAGCTTATTATACCTAAAGAGCTTCAGTTCATCGCAGAGCGAGTTATTAACTCGAACCTGCGCTCTGGTACTGCGGATAACGACAATAACGCAATGAAGTCTATGGGAATGCTTCCAGACGGTGCGGTGGTAAACCACTTCCTCACTGACACAGATGCTTTCTTCATTAAGACTGATGCACCTAACGGCTTCAAATACTTCAACCGTTCAGCCATTAAAACGGCGATGGAAGGCGACTTTGATACCGGCAACATGCGCTTTAAGGCTCGTGAACGTTACTCTTTCGGTGTATCCGATTGGCGTGGTGTTTACGGTACTCCCGGCGCTGCGTAATTTACGCAAACCTGTTGTACGAGAAAGGGGGCTTCGGCCTCCTTTTTTTTGCTTAATATTGACACCTAATGCTGTACAATGTTATGTTTAGTGTATCGGGAAACATTCCGGCGAATCTGACAGTCCCCGACTGACGATATGCAGACAGATTCACCTTAACTCGCATGTGAGGAACTTATTATGGGCCAGACTACTTTTTCAGGACCAATCTTAGCAGGAACAATCAAATCTACTACTGGCACGACTGTCGGTACTAACGTAAAGAACACTGGCCAAGTTGTAATGGCTCAGTCTTTTACCACAGGTGTTGATTTAGACGGCGGCGCTTCTGCTGCAAATACAACTACAGTTATTATCCCAGCAAACTCTCAGATCATTGATATCGTCCTCGACGTTGTTGGTGTTATGGTTGGTGCAACTTGCGTATTTAGCATTGGTGATGTAGCGGGCGGTAACGCCACGTTTTTAAACGCTTTTTCAATCTCTGTAGCCTCTGGCGCGGGTCGTAAATACCCTACTACTGAAGCAGGCGGCGCATTAATTTGGGCTGATACCGGCGCTTCTGATCTTCGCCTAACTTGGACATCTACAGGCGCGACCTCCAACGGAGAAATTCGCGCTACAGTGATGTACCAGCAAAACAGTGACCTCGTTTAAATATAACAATTTGGAGGTTTGCTAATGTCGGGCTCAGACGTAAGATCGAAACGCATAACCGCGACGGGATCAGTAGGTGTTGGTCCCGCTCGTATTAGGCAGGTTCAAGTCAAAACAACGACGGGTTCTCCACGCCTTACAATAACGGATGGAAACGGCGGTGCTGTTGCTTTGGACATGGATTTAAATGCCTCGGCAACGCACTCTGCTAACATCCCTTCTGACGGCATTCGAGTCACTGATATCTGGGTATCTGCGGTAACCGCCATTACGTCTGTTACTGTTTTTTACAGTTGAAGAAGGGATAAATTATGGCGTCTGATGTAAAAGCAACCTACCTAACCGCAACCGGAACTGTTTTTGCGGGTAGATCGCGCATAAAGGCTATTCATTATCAAGCGGGTTCTAGTCCTTCTTTGGTTTTAAAGACCGGAAGTACGAGCGGAACCACACAGTTAACGTTAGCTTTTGCTAACAGCACTGATGACAATGTTTATATACCGGACGAGGGGATGTTATTTAGTGACGGATGTTATGCCGTACTGACTAACATCACCAACATCACGGTCTTTTATAACTGAGGTAGTTATGGTCACGCAAGTAACACCTCCTACGAAACAAAAACGAGCGCAAGGTAAGAAAAGACCGGCATGGCGTGACGGGGATATGATGAAAGTAACTGAAGTTTTAGCCAAGCTAGAGAAGCACGAAGCCGAATGTAACTTACGCTACAAGAGGATTGAAGAGAAATTAGGTGAACAAAAACTTTCAATGAAAGCCTTGGACCTTAAAATCTGGGGCCTTGCGGTCTTAATTATAATAGCGCCGATGGTGCACAAGTTCTTGTCGTAGCCATGAACATAGCTTTCTTCAGTGACCCCTTAGAGGCGGAGATTGTAAAAGAGATCAAACTTTGGTCTTCCGATATTTTAGAAAAACCTAGCCCTTACTTTAATAACTTGCCCCCGTGTCCGTATGCCCGGAACGCGTGGGTAGACGACAAAGTAGCTATTCTTTTCATTCACGAAGAGAACTACCAGACCTTATATTCCTGTATGTCACAATGGGACGATAAACACGATATCGCGATCATTGCTGATTTAGGAAACACCAAGAATTCAGAAGACTTTCACGAATACCTAGACGGTTTAAATAACTGTATTTCAGAAGGTATGTTCATAGACAAAGACATTTGGTTGATGGGTTTTCACCCGGACGACGAGCCTAGCGAGTTTGTTCAAGACGTAGAGTTTGCGCCTTTGGTAGAAACGCCCTATGCTATGATATTCGTCCAACGTTTGTCTAAGTTGCAACAAGCGGCAGACAAGCTGGATAAAAAAGGCTATTATGATACTTATGATGCCGAATATAATGCACGTGACATATACGAACTAAGAGAAACCCTGTATAGGAGATTAAAAGATGGCGATGAAACCCAAAAAGCGTAAGGTTGTAGCAAAACCAATGCGTAACGGCGGCATGGTTAAAAAAATGCGCGGCGGGGGTATGGTTCAGAAAATGCGCAAAGGCGGAAAAGTAAGCAAGTGCGCGGTGAGGAATGCCTAATGGCAAGCAAGGGTTTATATGCGAATATTAACGCAAAAAAGAAACGCATAAAAGCGGGTTCTAACGAAAAAATGCGTAAGCCCGGAACAAAAGGCGCTCCTACCGCTAAAGCTTTTAAGCGGTCGGCGAAAACCGCAAACAAAAAAAGGTAGGTACGGATTATGGCTACATCCGGAAGCAAAGATTTTGAACTTGATGTTGCAGAGTATGTCGAAGAGGCATTTGAACGCTGCGGTCTTGAAGTTCGGACGGGTTACGATTTAAAATCCGCAAAGCGGTCTTTGAACCTATTGCTGGCGGACTGGGCTAACCGTGGTCTAAACCAATGGACAATTAAACAACGCACTATTACGATGATTCCCGGCACCGGTGAATACAACGTGGGCACGGACGTTATTGATATTCTATCTGTTGTTGTCCAGCGTGATGGCACAGACTACTCTCTATTACGTTTGAGCCGCGACGGGTATTTGACTATTCCTAACAAGACCACCCAAGGTCGAGTTAATCAATTCTTCTTAGATCGACAGATTTCTCCTAATTTAAAGCTATGGCCAGTCCCTGATAACAACACCGATGTTGTTTATTATGACGCGTTAACGCGTATGGACGATGCCGACATCTACACAAACACTATGGACGTACCTTTTAGGTTTTATCCTTGTTTAGCCGCAGGTTTAGCTTATTATCTGGCCTTAAAAAGGGCTCCAAATCGTGTTCAGATGCTAAAAGCTATGTATGAAGAAGAGTTTGAAAGGGCCGCAGTAGAGGATAGAGACCGTTCTTCCTTTAACGTTGCGCCCCAGTTTGATTATTACAGGGTAGGCTGATGGGTAAATATGCTTCAGGCAAAGAATCTTACGCGATCTCAGATAGGGACGGTTTCCGCTACCCTTATCGCCTGATGAAAAAAGAATGGAACGGCCTTTTGGTTGGGCCAGACGAGTGGGAGGCTAAACAGCCTCAATTGGGTCCTTTTCGTAAAGTGTCTGACCCGGAAGCTTTGCAAAATGCACGTCCGGATCGAGTTGAGCCTTTAGATGTTTACGTGGGAGTGCCTTTAGTGATTGCACCTAATTTACTTCCCGTACAGGCGTTCACGCAAGTTGGAACAGTGACGGTGACCACATGAGTTTTACATACGCACAGCTAGAAACAGCTATTCAAGACTACACAGAGAACACTGAAACGTCTT